AGTCGTACCTGCATTCATATTCAACGTACCGTCGATAGTGACGTTGTTGAATGAAGACGATCCGCTAGATGTTACGTTACCAGTTAGGTTACCCGTTACATCGCCTGTAACATTACCTGTGACGTTGCCCGTAACATTACCAGTTACGTTACCTGTTAGTGCGCCTGTGATCCCGCCATTTGCAGACAGGGTGGTAAATGCACCTGAAGAACGTACCGTAGAACCAATAGTTGTGCCATCGATTGAACCACCATTAATGTCTGCAGTAGCAAGCGTTGCCTGACCTGTAGACTGAAGCGTTGTGAACTTACCTGTCGTGTGGCTAGAAGCACCAATAGTCGTACCATCAATAGCACCGCCGTTGATATCAACAGATGCTAGTGTGGCTAGACCAGAAGTAGATGCAGTCGTAAATGCTGCAGTAGATGGTGTAGTTGAGCCAATAGCGGCGTTATCAATTGTACCGCCGTTAATATCGGCAGTAGCTGCAGTCAGGCTTGTGTTTGCATTAAGTGTAGTAAACGTACCCGCTGCAGGTGAGGCAGAACCAATTACTGCACCATCAATAGCACCAGAGTTTAGGTCTACAGACGTAATTGTCGTTGTGCCTGTGGCAGACAAGTTGGCTACCGTTGCGTCACCTGTCACGCCCAGTGTGCCTGTAAGCGTTGTGTTACCAGTGACCTCTAGGTTACCAATGATGCCTGCGTTTTCGTCTACATCAAGAGTATCTACATGCGCTGTACCGTCTAGGTATAGATCACGCCATTCTTTCGTAGCTGTACCAAGATCATAGGCATTTGTTGTGCTAGGCGTGATTGCAGAGATTACTTCGCCAGAGAATGTGATATTATCTGTGTCTGCATCACCTAAAGTAACATTACCGTTTAGCAGAGTAGTACCAACCACCTGCAGTGTGCTGTTTAGTGTGGTAGCACCTGAAACTGCCAGTGTACCGCCGATAGCTGCGTTACCTGATGCAGAGATACCACCAGACAAATACAAATCTTGGAAGCGAACGCTTGGTGTACCAAGGTCAATAGTGTCATGGGCAATAGGCTCAATCTTATTGGAAGTTACTACCTGTACCAGTTCACGCCAAACGGCTGCGCTAGACGTATTGCCTACGCAGATAAAGATGCGACCAGTAGTAATGTTTTCCCACATAGACCCTGGGGCATAACCTGCTACCGCATCGTCTGTAGCTAGTGGGTTTGTGGTAGCAGCAAAGTTATTCTTACCGCCAATACCGCCATGCACTGCAGGAAGAAAACCCGTTACAGAAGTGGTAAGATCGATCTTAGGAGCATTGCCTGTAGTACCATCATGCGAGTGGCCTGTGCTTCCGTTGAAAGCATCAGCAAGCTGATTGAATTCAGCCGTAAGTGGCGGTGCTGTAATATCTTCACCGTTGATGATCGATGCGATACTCTGGCGTGTATAACCTGCCATGTTTATCTTCTCCCTGCGGTAGAATATTCAAAGACGATCCCTTGGATTGAGTAGGGTTCAAAATTTCCTACCGTCACATACGTCGCTTTAATTGAGAAACCCGACCCTTGAATATCTGAGGTCATGATTGGTTTAGACGAACCCCCGTAGACCACGTTGGCCCCGTTGTAGGTAATGTTTCGGCCCCCAAAGACTGTGGGACCACCTTCTGATGATTGGCTATACGTTGAAGGTCTTGCAGTGTTGTAATCACCCCAATCGAAAGCTACGGAAAGGTTCATTTCCAGAGGGCCTTCAGCACGGATGAATGTGTTGATCTTGCGTAGAACTTTGCGTTCTTCTGTTTCACCGAAGTCTAGGTATGGCGTTGCGTATACTGCAACAATGTCTGCACCGTTAAATGTGGTGTTACGTTCCTGTCTATAAACTTTACCGTCGTAATCACCATGTAGAACAAACTCTTCAGTACCAATATAATCAGACGTGGCACAGGAAGCACGGATACCTAGTAGTTCACCAAATTCCCAAGAGATAGAACCTGTACTGTCTGATAAGCCGCCGATGATACCTAAACTGTCTGGGGTATCAATTGTATCATCACCAACAAAGTATCTGATCTGTGACTTAGAACGGATAACAACACCGTTAATGGTATCCATATTAAAGTTCTGGATCGTGTTAACCAGTAGGCCTTGGATGGATTTAGAAACCGTTTCTAGTTCAACGTCACCAATACGGGCTGTACCTGCAACTGGACGGAAGCCATCGGGTGCTAGGAACATCAAGTCGCCGCCAATCTCAAGCACACTATCACGGGAAATGCATCCGACGTTAGCTGTAACCTGATCTGTTACAAAACCTGATGTAACGTCTGCCGCTACTTTCTTAATACCGTTGCTACCAAATACAAATAGGTTGTCACGGAAGGGTTTAATCTGAACGACATCAAAGCCTGCAGCTAGTTGTCCCGCCGCATTGGCGTTTGTGAAATCGTAGTATCCGTAAGGAGATGCGCTGTTAGTGGGTGCAGAGTGAGCAATTGTCGCTCTATTAGTTTCATCACCTGCTAGGAATAAATGGTTAGCAAAAACGTCTACAAGGGCGGGTGCATCTAGGCACTGATCGCCACCACCTGTGTTTGTTGTGTGGCCTGCATCAGCGGGGTTACCCCCTGTGCCTGTTGATCTAAGTTCTTCCCAATGCTGACCGTCATAAACGATGGCAGGGTTAACACCGTCTACAAAACAAATACGGTTACCTGTACCAAAGTTAAAAGATACGTGACGAAGTTTTTCAACAGTACGAACACCATCTGTCGTGTTTCTTACGATACTGTGATCTAGGGTAAAGGGCCTCCACCCGATTAGTGGCGTGTAGTAGTAGAAGCTATATGTCGTAGCACCTACATCCTTACGAGCGGCAATGATCTTTGTAAGGTTAGAAACGTCGTCTTTAAAGATCGCTAGTCCTAGTACCTTACCTTCTGCGCTACCTGCGTTATTAACGTCATCTACTTCAGGATAAGCAGCATCATAAAGTTCAAAGCCTTCAACACGTCTATAGCCACCAAACAACGAAGGTTCGTAGTTTACCAGACGGGTTGCAGCCCCAGGCTTGTTGTCTGATAGGTCTAAGTGATTCTCGTTTGAGTTAAGACCGCCAGAGCATATGACTTTGAAACTATCAATGCGGTCTGCCATTAAAATTTGACCCTTGTATCACTGATGTACTGGTAGTTGTTGATGTACAAAGTCTGAAGGTCTTTGATACCTTGTTGGAAAGCAGTAAAGGCAGCACTTGCCGCCTCAAGGTTGTCTTTGAACATGTAGAGGTGATAGATCGCACCATCTACGATTACAGTATCAAAACTTTCAGGAATGCGGGTTACATCTGTCGCCGCTGTTAGGTCACTGTAGTTTTGATAGTATCTAAATCTAACTGTGTAGGCCTTGTCTGGGGAAGGCGAAACACCGAAGCCATTACCGTGGCTAGGAAAGACAAAATCAGGAACAGCACGTCCTGCGCTTCCTGCTTCGTAATCATCATCACGATAGTCTCTATACCATTCATCACGGTCTATAGATTTTAAAGTCTTATAGGTGACTGCTAGACTATCATCTTTTTGTATCTGGAAACTATTCCAATCAGATACTTTGAAGTAGTCGGGCCATGTATATTCTGTTTGTCCTGCAGTTAGGACTTGCGTGTGTTCTGCAGCATTAAAAGGCCAACCGTATTCAGCTTGGTTCACTTTAGCAATCGCTGCTTTAACCGCATCTTTAACTAGGGCCTGAACACCACGTACAGTCGGAAAATCGTCTGCAGAGATTTCCACCTCATTCAGACGACGCAAAGTTTTATTGCAAAGATCAATATAACTAGATGGCATTACATACCCCTAAATAGAGTGAAGGGGCAAACCGAAGCCTGCCCCCGTAGGCTATTAAGCCAAGTTGTAGTTCGCTGTGATAAGGCCTTCTGGGCGCAAGATTTTGCGACCATAAAGTTGCATACCACGGACGATGTCTGCGAATGTGTCTGGTGAACGGAAGGATTCAGTCTTTGCGATCTGATCCGCTACCGCTACTGCACTATCGTGACCTGCTACGATTACACCGTAGTTTGCTTCAGAACCTGCAGATGCAGATGTTCCTGGGCCAGTGCCTTCGTATGGAAGGTTGTTTGAAGTGTAGACACGGAAGCCACGGATGGTGCCTGGAAGACGACCATTGCGGATTTCACCTTCTCCACCGTAGTCACCGTTGACCAATTTTGCGTCTTCATCCATTAGGATTTCTTTGAAGACAGGGTCAACAACAACCCAACGACCATCTGTATCGACATTAGCTGCGTCTAGTAGACGTGCCATGCGGTTCAGGATCGCTAAAGGTGAAGTGATTGCACCTGCGCCACCACCTGCGGCAGTTGGAATAGAAGTAACTTCTGCTTCTACACCCAAATCTGACCCGCCAAATGAGGTGATATCGAGTTTATTGGCAGAAAGTAATTCGTCGTTGCCTGCAGTTGAGTCAGCTTTTGTACCGCCTGTATCTAGCGCAGTACGACGACCCCATGCAGAACCTGACCAATCCCAACCAGACATATAGCCTAGTACTTCACGGTCAAACGCATCACGTAGTTTGAAACCCGCACGATCTGTCGCCAAATCGATGAAGTTTACGTGTGAGTGCGCCTCTTCGATGTCATCCATTGCAAACTGGAAATAGTTCGCTTCAGTGATGACCATAGTGAAGTCTGCGTCTGTTAGGTCTTGTGTTGCAAGAGTTGTACCACGGGCATATGAATTGATCGTGATATCTGGCTCTTTGATGATCTTAACACTGTCGCCCATGTTGGCGATTTCGCCGCTATAGTCAGTGTTTGTGACATCTTCTACGACAGAAGAGTTGCGGAACGCCTTCTGCACTTTTTTGGAATAGATTACGGGCGAGAAATTGCCGTTGGGCAAGTTGCCGTAACCGCCTGCTGATGGAAATGCCATTTTGTGTCTCCTTTGTGAAATGGCTAGAAGCTTTCGCTTCGGACAGAACACAGAAGAGGACAGTTGAGTGGCAGTACTAATGTGAGGGTGCGCCATGTGTTGCAGCACATAACGGGCCTCACCGTACTGGTGGACTTATTGTCGTATTTCTTCTGGAAAAATAGGATTATAGGGGTGGTCTTAATAGAGGCCCTATTTCCTGTTTAGAGATTGAAGAAACAACCTCATCATAATCTTTATAAAAAGACTAAGAAGAACCTGTTACTACAATCATTATAACATTTTTATAGCCAACAGTAAATGGTCTTTATTATCTACTGTTGGCTTTTTTATTTACCGTGCTGCGCCTGATACGTCGTAGACGAAAGCACCTGTGCGCATTGCTTCCAAGATAGCGTCTTCATTCTTTTCGTAATCACGATCAGACATCGCTGCTACTTGGCTTTCAGAGAAACGTGCCTTGCCACCTTGTGGGTTTGGTGACGTGCTAGATGTACGCCCTACTGCCTGTGCTGCAGACTTAGGGTTAGTAGCGTTCTTGCGTTTACCTGTATCTGCTTTGTACAAATCAATTGCACGGGATGCCGCTTGAGCATCTGTATTGTTTTTATACAGTGCATCCTGAATGTACATTGGCTGTAAGGCTACCCATTCATGGAAGGCGGGGTCTTGCCGTATTTGCCCGAAGTCAGGATGTAGCTTCATAAGCTGTTGTTCAGCCTCACGGCGTGTCAGACTTGTCTCAATTTGCTCAAGTCGCTTCTCACCATTCTTCAGATGTTCAGCAACTTCGTTTGCACGTTTACGAGCAATTGTGTCTACGATCTTTGCAACGTCTGGGTATTTCTTAGACCATTGCTCAATCTCTTCATCAGTCTTAGGAAACTTAATTTGTCCCCTAGCAGCCGTATCAAGTTGATTTTTAATATTCTCAATCTCTTGATCTTTTTGCTGCATTAGCTGTTGCATATGGCGACGTAGGTCACCGTAACGCTTTTTAAACGATGCTTCTTCACCGTCTTGGGGTTCAGGTCCGTCTTGTTGTACGCCCTGAGTTTTTGCTAGTTCTTCACTATAAGACAGTTCATCGTCTGCCTGATCTGCACGTTTGTATCTTGCCATGATTTTTCCTTGGGGGCCGAATACGGGTAGCCCAATAAGTTTACGAGATGAACGCTACCTTCTTAGGTTTCATCATCCCATACAGCGAAGTCTTCGTGCCGTATTCACTTTCCTGATATTCTTCAGTTTCATTGACTTCGGGTTCTTCTTCAGTCACCTCAACAGATGCCATCTCAACCTCATTACCTTCTGGGGTTTCGATAACCTCTTCAGCCTCTTCCACCTCTTCCTCTACGCTTCCTTCTTCGTCCACGTATTGGATCAGACCTTGAGCATACATGCCCATAAGGCCCATCTTTGCTTCAGCTTCCATATCCATGATATGCTTCAAGCCGTGCCACTTAACGACATCTGCAGGCAGAACGTATTCACCTTCAGAAATCATAATCTCAATATCGTCACGCACATTCTCTGCGCTTGATCCGATAGGAATTTCGTTACCTGATACAGGATCAGTCATAAGACCTTCGTCGCAACCACAAGGCATACCGCCGTGGTACATACCGATCTTTTCTTCAGCTTCTGGATCATCGTCCAACATAGCTTTCTGGATAGCTTCACCCCGTGCTTGCTCATAGGGTGTTACCTCATTGTTATCGTCTAAATCGGCTGCGTTGCGATCTAGTTGGAATTTCTTGTTAGCCATCTCTTCGCCTTCCTCAGTTTCAATACCCTTTCGGGCAACGGCTAAACCGCCTAGTGCAAAGCCTTCTTTATATTTTTGGATCATAGGGCCTGTATCGATGCCGATCTTTTCAAGGCCAAGTAAACCTACAGCACCGCCTAGTTTGGCAGCTTGCTTTATTAGATCACCGACAGACGTACCTTCGTCTTCTGGATCATTGTAAGGGTAGTCTTCTGGATACATAGCCATGAGGGCCATAAGTTCAGATTCAGCAAGAGCCTTTTCTTCTGCCTCTGTCATTTCATCCATTATTCGGCTCCCTTAATTGCTTCGTCACGCAATGTGCTAAATCTACGAAGTTCTTTGATTGCGCCCTGTATCTCTAGGATACGATCCCGATCTTTCTCTTTCTCAAGATTGTCACGGTGCTGTTCGATACGGTATTGTGCGTATTGGTCTAGGCGTTCCATCTGGTCTTTGTCGTTAACCAGAAGAAGCAGACTACGAAAAAACTGCTTGTCCATTATTGTACTGGTGGCTGATTAGGGGGTTGTTGAGGTTGTTGCCCACCATTGTCTCCACCACCACCGCCAGTGAAGCCTGCAGCGTTAGGTTCTGGTGCATTCCCTGGGGCTATATTACCGCCACCATTACCCGTAGGGTCTTGTGGGTTGGGTGCGCCACCTTCTGGTGCAGGCTGTGCCTGTTGAGGCTGTTGTGGCATCATAGCTTGGATGTCTGCCATCATCTTAGCCTGCATGATTGCTTCACGCTGATCATTTAGGATTTTATCTTCGTCTAGGTCCATAGAGGCCGCTAGTTCACGTAGCACGTAGTCATACTTAACAAATGGTGCCATCTGTTGGTTAGATGTCATCTGCATGAACTGTAGCAGGCGTTGTGAACGTATCTCGTTACGCATCAAGCTTTCCGTACCACGGGCCTTCACTTCTAGATCACCGTTGGTGAATTCTTTGTCGAAGTTGAACTGCATGTTGAAAGCGAAAAGTGCTTTACCCAATGGGGCCAAGAGGTAGTCATCGATGTTACGCACTACAGCCTTAATGTTCTGTGCGGCTGCACCCATAAGCATGGACATACCAGAAGCGGTACGGCCTACCCCCATAATGCCCGTGGAACCGTGGCTATAAGATGGGATACCTGTAGACTCGTCAGATAACTGACGTGCCTTATCAAACATCATTAACAATTCATTAGAAACATTCGGGAACTTAGTGCCGAAGATAGCTTGTCCTGGTGCGCCTGCCTGTCTACGGAATACCTTCCCTGGGTATACTGATAGGTCTTGGCCTGGGACTAGGTTTGTTTCATCAATCTCAATAAGTAGGTTGCCTGATAGCGCACCATTGTCCACCGCCATACGCATAAAGCCGTTCATCAACAACTGCGTGTCTTCCATGTTTTCTGCAACGCCAATACCGAAGAAACCGTAGGGGTTTAGTTCGTAGGGTACGGCTGAGTAAGGAATACGGCTAGGCGTGAATGGATTTAGAACCAAACGTAGGATTTGTCCGTTACATATCCAGACATTCACCTGTATTTCATCACGATCCTGTAATTCTTTTGGAATATCCAGATCAGCTTCTTCAGCTAGTTCCGCATCCAAGATACCCCAGTATTCTAACACCTCGTAGCGGTCAATCGCAGTAGAGTTGCTATTATCTTCTAGTGTATCTTCCCAATACTCTCGTTGGTACTGAGGGCCGTAATCAATCGCTAGTTCGATGCTTTCTTCACGGAAATGTGGACGCTTTTTAAGCCCACGCATCTGTGTACGGTTTAATCTGTGACGCTGAACGGTATATTCAGCTTCAGACATGTTACGTGCGTCAGGATCAGGGTAGAAATCCCAGATAGAAACATATTCTACCTTTGGGATCGTTTCATAGATAGGATCGTAGTTACCTTCTTCATCCCAACGTGGATATTCTTTATCGTAGGCAAATGGCCCTTTGATAATACCAGTACCAAACAAAGCTGTTTCAAATGCTACAGACCGTAGGTGTTTAGAGGCGTTTGTTTCCTCTAGCTGATCGTGCATCTTCTTTTCCATGAGTTGCGCTGCACGTTTTGCAGGTTCCCATGTAGCTGAGTTAGGCAGAGTGCCTGCACCAACCTCTAATTCTTCTTCTATAGGCTTTAGACTGTCGATGTAGACCCCAAGTTCTTTCTCAAGGTCAGGACGTACAACTGCACGGGGGACTTTGTAGTCTACTTGTGCAACTTCTTGTACTTTTTCATCTGTAAGAGCGTCTGCACTAAAGTTAATCGCATCTGCTACGTTATTTGGGTAGCGACGGGCCTCAATACCTACAGGAAACTTCGATCCTGCAAACAATACATCTACTAGCTGCGCATATGAGGCTAAAACCTTAGTCTTTGTAATCTTAACAAAGGCTTTGGACTTCTCAGAGTCGGTAAACTGGACATCAGAGCCGTAAATGCCACGATAATTGCGATAAGCCATCAGCCAACGCTCTTCATCGTACAATCGAGTGTCTTTAGAACGTCTAAATTGGCTTTCAACGTAAGCAGCAAGGCCACTTAGTGACGTATTTTCCGTTTCAACGTCGTTACCTTCTTCTAAAGCAACAACATTCTCGTTTTCTGTAGCTTCTTCTGGGTCTAAACCCGTTGGTTTGTCCATTAATGCCATGTTTTAGTATCCAAATGTTGCATCTGAAGGTTTCCACTGTTGTTGGGGTACGCCTTGTCCCCAATCAAAGGGAGAAGCAGCCCTTGGGCGGCTCATTACGCCGTATCTAACGCTATCGTAGGCGTGATCTGAGGCGTATCTGGGGTCAATATCATCAGAACCTTTAGGATCAGACGGTATGACGGGTAAATCTGCTATAATTTGCCGACATGTGTTGAAGAAAACGATACCTGCTAGTTCAGTTTCTTCGTTAACCTTCAGTCTTTCGTGCAATTGGTTCTTTCCAGCAACCCTTGCACCTGCAGATCGATCACTGGGCCTCCATCTACAGCCCATAGAAATCATTTCTTCTGCGATAGACGGTCCAATTTGGCCTCGATTATGCCAACAACTACTGTCCAGAATGCCATATTGTATTTTTTCGCCTTGTTCAGCATCCATAACAGCCCTTGCAAGGTCTTTACCTGTATGTTTCGAGACATAAAGTTCCCTATAAACGTATAAAGTTTCGTAGCTTGGGTCTATTGCGAACCAATGAACAGCAGAATAACTGCTATACCCATAGTCGCATGAGCGAAAACGTCGCCAATCAGATGGAATATCAAAAGGTTCAACAACATGAACACTTTGTTTAAACTCTGGGAACGCTGCCCCATCTGCTATATTCCAATCCCCTTCAAGCAACTGTCGTCTTTGCATCTCTGGAAGGGACAAAAGGTTAGCTTCGTATTGTCCACCCTCAAGTAAGTAAGGGTTGTCTTTCAATGATGCGGGGATAAAGCGTCTGTAGAATAGAGGTTGTCCCTCTTTCTCATGTCCTTGAGGATAAACTAAGGGCTTCCCACTGTCAAGATCAGTTGCAACAAATTTCTGATTACTAGGGGCAGGATCAATGAACATTTGTTTGACCCAACCGTGACCCGCACCACCTGGGTTTGTAGTAGCCCTCATGAAAATCGGAAGGTCTGGGTCAGTCGTCCGAAGACGTGATCTCATATAGTTCCAAGCAAAAGGTGTAGGATGTTGGGTAAGTTCGTCGAATGCAATGTAGCTGAATGCTTGACCTTGGTAACGTAATACATCTTCATCCCTTTCGAGATATGTCATCCATAACCTAGCACCCGAAGGGAACGTCCATTGGCTCTTCTTCTCTGCCCATTTCGCTCCCTTGTACGCTTTCGGATATAGTTCCTGAGATTTCCATATGAGTTCCCGAAGTTCGTCATTAGTTCTTCTGAGGATAAGCCCATTGAAGTTGCTATTTCCGAAATATCGCATTGGGTCTGCGAGGAGAGCGTAACTCTTGCCTCCCCCTGCCGAGCCGCCGTACAAGACTTCTCTTTCCGATGCCGCCAGAAATTCTGTTTGCGGCCCTTCGTTTGGTACAAAGACTACCTCTTGATTTTGTTGCTGTTGAAGTACAGTGCCAAAGTCGAGACTATCGGATACAGGCGTTTCTGGACCTGTCTTTGCTTCTAGCTTTTTATCGTTTAAGGTCTGCATCCTTTTCAGATCAGACCGCTTACGACGAAGAGCCGCTAGTTCTTTCTCTTCTCTGGTCTTGGGTTTAGACTTGCGGTTTTTCTTCGCAAGTTCTTTCACACGGGGGCTATTAGGACGATGCGCCTTCCAGATATTCTGGATGCCCTGATGCGAAATCTTTTTGCCCGTTTTATCTGTTAGCCATTCTGCAACCCTACGGGTGCCATAGCCTTTGTCCAGATAGTCCATCGCCTCTTCGACAAGCGGAACCATCTCTTCATCAGGAACTAGAATTAGAGGGTCTTCTTCGCTTGCCTTATAGGCATAGGGCATTTTTGCTAGGCCGTTGGCTCTAGTCTTATTGATCCACGTCATCTGATTTCGGAGGCAGGATAAACATGCCACCGCCTTGGCTAGTGACTTCTACCTGTTCCTTCTTCACCAAACCACTACGGTCTAGTATCTCACGGGCGGCAGAAATAGAGTTTCTGGCTCCCATTGCGCTTGGATCGTCTAATACGTCTACGATACCAAAAGCAGCCTTGGGTGCATTCATAGCAAGCATCAAACTAGCACGTTCAATAACTTCCTCTTTCAATCCCCCAACCACTTCACTAATCTTCGTGGTCTTTGCATAGCCTGCAATATCCATTGCTTTGCGCAGGTTACCTTTAGCCTCGCCCATCAAAGCTTCAAGAAATGCTTCTTGTTTTTCTGTGTATCTTTTAGGTGCGTCCATAACTTACCTCAAATAGACAAACGCCAGACCTACTGCGCCTGTACAGATCATCCAGAATATACGTTCCGCAAACGCAATCTTTTGACCACGGGCAATAGCCTGACGTTCCATTTCATCTAGGCGATCATCAACCTTCTGGATGCAGCTATCAAACTTATCCATACGCTTAAAAAGAGTAAGCATTCGTTCTTCCATTCTCGCCATAGCGACAACTGCTTCTGATAAACGATCTAGCTTCTCTTCCATGCGACTCAGCCTATCTTCGCTCATGGCTCACCCTTTTTTCTTCTTAGGCCAACCTTTTTGCATTTGTTTGTATGCTTTCGGGCTGATTGTGCTGTTTTTCTTAGAACGGCTTTTACCCGCCTTCTGACGCTTCTGGATGTTTCCTACTAATGAATTCTTAGCCATCGGTTACTCACAAATGATTGGATCGATCACCATTTCTTGCAGGACCAATATCTTGCAGTGAATTTGTCTTTGGCAGTGGCACACTTATGCCTTGCCCGAAATGATTTACGACGTTCTGGGTTAGACTTCTTGATGCGCATATTTGGATCACCAAAACGGATGATCTTCTCTTTGCCATCCTTACACGCCTTAACAACAAACTTCTTGGGACCGTCTGGTGTCCGTTGAGGTTTGTTGCATTTCATCTTTGATTTATCGATAGCCATCAAAAACCTACAAAATAATAATACAGGCCTGCGCCTAAACCGCCCCAGATAACGACTACGATGAATATCCAAGCTAGGAGTTCTAGAAGTTCCTGACGTTCTTTCTCACGCTGCTTGATAGCGTCCTTACGGGCCTTACGGGCTTTAGCCTGATACTCAACCCAAGCGTCGTACATCCCAGGCCTTCCGTACAATCTCATATGGGACTGAAGTTGAGCCTTTTGCTGATTAATCTTCTCAAGTGCTAAGAACTCTTCGAAGTCCGTAGCATCCTTGCCCAACATCTTGTTTAGTGGGTTTTTCTTCTTTGCTTCTGCTTTTGCCTTGAGGTCTTCTTCGGCAGACACAAATGATGCTATAGATTTGCCAACATCAGCCAATTCCCTAGAATTAGCGATTGCCTGTTTGATGACCCCGAATGCGGCATTGGCAGCGGCTAATTCCGCTAACATCCCCGTATCCCCTACGCAGCCTCACCTGCTAATTCAATCGCCTTGCAAGACCCAAAGGCAAACTTACCTTCTTGCTGCCTTGTGTACAAAAACGATTGTAGACTGATGTTACACTCATTCGCTTCAAAGAAGCTTTCCCTATAAGCGTACACAGTACAGTCGGTAACCACAGGGCTATTGCAAACTACCGCTATGGCTACCCACGTAATCATTTCTTTTTCTTATGAGCCATGCCACCATAACCCATAGCAGGCTTCTTCTTTTTCATTGCCATACCGCCATACATCATCTTAGGCTTGGCTTTTGCTGCAGGGTTAGATGCACCACATTTAGCTTTCGTCATTTTCATCGAATACTTCCTTATCCACGTAAATATCAGCATTCTCTACACTGGTGGCTGCTTCGTCTGTATCGAAGTATTCGTCGTAGCCTTTGAAGATTAAATGTTCGTCGTCGGCTTCTGCCTGTGTGATCAGACCTTCTTCTAAAAGAACATCACGTACAGCCTCAAGACTTAACTCCTGACCTGTACGTTCACGAATAGCAGCACGAATGTAGATGAGATTGATCATGAGGATACACTTTCCCCATACCATCTATTGTAACATTGATGGCAGGGTTAGGTCAACACCTTAATTAAGGGTTTCTTTTAGGGGTTTACTTTTCTGACAAGTATGGTATAATTTATTTGTCAGCCGAGCGGTATAATACTATAGATCGTAAGCAATTCGCTTTATCTCTGCACGGCTAATTCCGATATCACGTAGTTCCTTATCAGTCAGATTCTGCATCTGCCAATAAGCAGCACGACGTTCTTGGGATTTCACAATAGCCTTATAAATCTTATTCCACATTTTAACTCTCCTGTTAGTGGTTGTTATAGATATATTATAACAGCCCTTTACGCAGGGGAGTTTTGCTTTTTCAGAATAGCCGTTATGCAGTCAATAGCTTCTACAGCATCAACCTTAAACCATTCATTCTGCTTCTCTTCAGCTATCTTGCCTATCTTCCTATGAGCCTTGCGCTCTATAGCCCGTCTATCTGTAACATAAACAGAATGAAGTAACTGATAATCACGATACGGACTAGAAGTCTGATAACTTTTAAGCCTGTCTTCAGCATCAATAGCCATACCAATCTTAACCCAACCTTTCCAAGCAGGGTTACTAATCACATAAACATAACCAGACTTCGTATGTTTATAATTCCGTAAGCTTGAAAAGGCCGCATCTTCAAAAGACTTATACCTTCCTGGCTTATAAAGAGGATGAGATGTCGGGATGTACTTACCATCCACAAACATTCTTTTAGCATTCTTCTTCTTGTAAACGTCTAGTCGTCTACGACCACCATCAGCCGCACCAACGTACCACCATTCACCATCTTCAAAGACTACATGCCTAACGTCGATATCGTCGTCAGTCATCGTCTAGGTTGAACAAATCTCCTACAGCACGATCACTGTCTTCTATATATCCTGCTTTTTCTCTAAGCCGTTCAGCCATGCGGCTAAATTCATGGGCTACCAGATACAACTGTCTGTAACCCTCTGCATCACCGTAGAAGTCACACAAGTCCTCTACGATACCTTCTAAATCAACTCTAGTTTCAGTAGCTGAATCTTCATCACCGACGTACAGAAATGTAACCAGATAGCCTACGCCATGCTGATCCACTTCAAAGTCGTGGTCTACGTGAAGAGGAACGCCTAGAGTGATGTCTGCACCGTATTCACTCAAAGGTATTATCCTTAGTACAATTCACAGACCCACTAAGGGCTGTACTA